CAAGGGGAACTCGACGCCGATCTCTCCCCACCAGACCGTGAATGGCGCGGCGATGATTTCATAGGGTTCGGAATTGTTGTCAGCCATTGGGCGGTACTCCTCCACTAGGAGCGCCATGCCCGCAGGCTACGCAGCTCGACGATTCAGTTACTGATCGGCGGCGCTTAGGCCGTTTTCGACATCACAAAGCGAAACTCCGACACGAGATTCTTCCGCAACTGCTCCGCGCAACGCGCCACCGTCAACGGACGAAACTTGATGAAGAGGTGCGGGAACGACGGCCCGAAGAGTTCGAGAATCTTCAGCCGCTTCGATCCCATCCGACGAAACACGCCGTGATGCTGGCTCTTCATCGTCGCGAAAAAAGCGTGTTCCAGCCTTTTGCGCTGGCCCTGCATGCGGTAACTGATGCCGCGACCCTTCCCGCGAGAGGGTTCCGGCCCAGTGGCCTTGAACTCCGTGAGCGGCAATCGCTGACCGCTGATGCTCAGTTGCGTGGACAGGCGCTCCGAATTCGCCTCCCAAATCTTCAATTTGTCACGAACGGGTGCGACGGCCACGCCTAAGTCCCGGCTGATTTCTCGCGCCATGACCACGCGCCCGCTGGCGATGGACTTGTTCAACGCGCGGGCAATTGCAATGGGCGCCTGCGCCTTCAACCGCTGGATGTTCGCGGTCACCTTGCGATCGTCAAACGTGAGCTGAATGTCCATGCTCAGGGTTTCTTGAGCGTTGGCGGACGTCGCCCATCACCGGACTTGAATGGCGCCGCCTTCTTCCCCACCAGGTTCTTGAATGGCGCCGCCTTCTTAGCCGCTAGCTTTGAGAGTTTGCCCATATCGTCTCCTTTATTCAGCGTGCCGTCATGAGGATTTTCCCCATGCCTCAAGATGGCTACTGTCCCGCATCGGCTGCACAAACACGCGAATCAACTCGGGCTCCTGGTGGCCGATTTCATCCACGCGCCAGGTTAGGTCGTCTTGTCCAGCTGCCGCTGGTGCCGTCACGATCGTGCCGACCGGAGCGGCGGACACTTCAGAAAGGCGAAGCGCCATGACCCGGCGACTCACGACCTTCAGAATCTCCAGATGCGTCTCGTCGGTGGCACCCCAGCCCGTGTTGTCCGGCACCCAGAGCACCCGCGTCGTGATCGGATTTTCATCCGGCCGCGTCACCGTCGCTGGCACCCCATGCGCGCTGAACACGGCATCCAGCGCCAAACTGCGCACCGACGACAGATCCATGCGACTACTCTGTGCGACCGCTAGGTCGTGTCGTCCTTCGGGATACCGTCCAGATACAGTTCCCCGGTCGTATCGCCCGCCCCACCGGCGACGGCCTTGGTCGCAAACCCCGCCAGGAAGCCGCCCCCGGTCGTGAAGACGCTGCCATCCCAGTACACGAGCTGGCCTTCCGCCCAGGCCTGCGATCCGGTCTTGGTGTAACTGACCACGCCACGCATCAGAAAGTTGATGCGCTCGCCCTGCACGGCATCTTTCGTCGCCACGCCCAGCACGTTCCCGATCAGCACCGGCGTACCGCTGGTGATGTCATCCGGGGCCGTGAACTCGATGCTCTCGCCCGGTTGCACGTAAGTTTTCATAACCGAATCTCCTTCAGCGCCGCAGCGCGGTGTTTAGCTATCCTCTTCGCCCGGATCCTTGTGCAGGCCGCGCCAGTCGACCACCTTCGCGGCGAAGTCGTGCCGACACTTGATTTCGAGGCCGTCCACGTCGAAGCCCACCCGCTGCTCGATCGTTGGTCCCGTCTGGCCTTCCAGGTAGGCGTAAACGACGATGTCCGTCTGGTCGGGCGAGACTGCCAGATACCAGGCGAGCGCGCTGTCATCCTCAAGCCTCGGCTCAGCAATGACCGTCAGCAGACCGGAGAACGGATTGGCATTGGCGGCCGAGGACGGCGTGATCTGTCCGACGAACTGCTGCGCGACCGTTTCCAGCGAGGGCGGCACGAGCAGATACTTCGGCGTCAGGTTCATCATCGTCGTGCCATCGGTGCTCGTCTGCAGCCGGATGGCCCTGCGTGCCCGGCTGAGGGAGTCAATCGAGATGCGATCGCCATCGGTTTCGAGATTGGCGTGCGCCGCCGAGAACAGATTTTCGTTGTCGCCCATCTGCGCGTTCCCAGTGATCTGCGCCCAGACGAGATCCGATTCCAGCGTGCGCGCCGACCGTCCGAACTTGAGCGGCACTTGCGAGAACGCATCGACATCGTCGTTCACCAACGCGGCGCGGGTGATGGCGAAAATGCGGCCGTAAGTCTTGAGCGCGAACGCTTCCTTGCCGAGCCCGATGGTGCCCCTGGTGTACTCGCCGTGCTCTTTCACTTCCACCAGCGCCGGCGCTTCGCCGAATTGCAGCATGGTGATGTTCTTGAAATCAGGCGCCGTCATCTGGCGCGAGATGACCGTGTAGGTCTGTGGGGCCTCGTCATAGGCTTTGCGCAGCGTCTGGCTCACGATCCCTTCGAGCAGGTCGGCAAAATCAGACGTGGTGTGATACCCACCCCGCTGATTCAGGCCGAGCGCCATCCCAGCAATTTCGGACTTGGAGAGTCTCGTCGTCCGAACGCCTTGAGCTTTCAGATACGAATCCGCGATGCCGATGAGCGTCATCCCGCGATAGTCCCGGCCGACGTCTTCCAACTTGAAGAGGGTCGGCGAAATGCGATGGAGGATGGCGTTCTCGATGCCGGCGCGCACATGCACCATGTTGTCGCTGACCGAGGCTAATGCCACGCCGCCAGGACGGGGGCCGTCCGCTTCGCGGCTCTGGAGCTCCTTGAAGACCCGCGTCTGCGCGTCGACCAAGCTCATGCCGCTCTGAATAAGGTCGTCCCCGAAGGCGTTCGGGAGGCGCGCCGCCCGACAGGCATTGTTAATGCCCTGCACGCGCTCGCGCTCGGCAATGACACCCCGATCCCGGTCGTTCGGTTCTTTCTTTTTGTCATCGGCCAGCGCCAGGCGCTGCGTGGTGGACTCCGGCTTCAGCGGATCCTGTTCCACCACGAATTCGGACTTGTCTTGACGCACATTCTCACCAGGCGTTTCGGCCATGACGGTCTCCTTCGGAAGATCACGAGAAATCAAAATGCAGGAATTCGTTTCGACATCGGCCCGGCGAATCTTGGCGCCGTTATCTGCGGGCATAGAGACGAGAGAGATTTCGTAGGGTTCCCAGTCGGTCGCCGTGCGCGTCGGAATCACGCCGTCTTTCGACGTGTCTTCGACAAACGCGCGAACTCTGTAACCAACGCTCACGCTGCGGATAATTTGGTCTTTCACATCTTGCAGCACCCCGGCGACCGCCGCGCGTGCGCTGAATTTCACCGTGGCAAGCGCGTGGCCTTTTTCGATCCGCGCAGTTCCTGGCACGACGGCACCGAGTTGATCAGTCACGGACCATGCGCTGTGACTGTCCAATAACGGGGCGCCGGAATTCATGCGCTCCAGCCTGATCGCCTTCGGCTCCATCGACAGGACTTCGAGGTAGCGTTTGCCGCTCATCCAATCGAAGCGTTCGACGGGCGCGCCGGTGGAGAAAATAAGATCCACGGTGCGCTGTTCTTCGTTAAAGGATGAGACTTCGGCGCGGAGACTCAGGGGCGGAACGTCAATCGTCTGCGGAGAGGGCCGTGCCATGTGTAGGCACGGTCGCAGATATAGAGGAGGATGAGAAGAGACTTACCTACGGATTAGTGAGAGATGGTGGGATTAGTTGCGGTTGGTTAAACCCACGCCACACGCTATTCAGTCGGGCGCCCGTACTGGCGTGCGTCTTTCCTACTGATCCGGAGTTGGCCACTAGGCAGGCGAAAGGCCCGCAGCGCGCCTTTGCGAATGTCTCGATAGATCGTGTTCGGATGCACGCCCCAAAACGACGCCAGCCGAGACGGTGACACCATCCCGATCTGGTCGGATGCACTGGGCCCAGAAAGCGACCCAGCAACCACAGTCCGCGTCTGAAGATCGTGTGACTTATCCATCGTGCTGCGCTTTCTGGCCATCGTTCCTCGTCATACTGACGCCCTCAGTGGATTCGCTCACCGGCCGCTGTCCACCCGGAACGAATCCCTTGTTGTCTTTCGGTGGATCTGTGGGAAGTTCTCCGTGTTCCACTGAGTCTCCTGTCTCTTCGCTGACCTCAAGGTGTCGATCGAGTAGGGCCTCCGGGAAGATGGCCATATTCTGTAATTGACTTGGATTGATCATACGGCCTCCGTGGCATCGAGAATGAGGAGCTCGCGATCCTCTACTAGAATCGTGTCGTCGTGCTGGCCCACACCCTCTAGTTGTGAGGCCGGAGCGATGAGTTGACCCTCTCCAAAGATCCGCGGCCGCTTGATCCAGCCCGTGCCATCACAACGCGATGGCGCACAGACCAACGTGGCGATCCCATTGATACGCAGGTGCTGAGGCGGCAGGAAGACGCCAGCGCCTTCACTCACCTCGCGGCGTGGTTTCGGAACGGGATAGGCTGCGGCATTGATCCCAATGGCGACAGCTTTGCCAGCCGCCGCACCAACACCGACAGAACTGGCGCTTCCAATCGCTATGACTGTCGCTGAGCCCACTGCGGCGCCGCGGGCCGACCCCAGACCAACCGCGGCCACCGTTGCCGCACCAGACGCCGCACCAATACCGCGAGAAGAGGCCGCACCGATCGCCGTCGCGGTCGATGAACCCGGAGCAGCACCCACGTTGATGGCTCCGCTGACGCCGACTACGGTAGAGGTTCCAGTAACAGATCCGACAGCGACCGCGCTACTGGCGCCGATCGCGGCGACGGTTGAACTACCAACTGCGGTGCCCTGTGCAGCCACCACGGCCGCCGCAGTCGCTAAACCAGTCGACGCGCCAACAGCTACGGTAGAGGCCGCGCCAACCGCGGCGGCTGAGGAAGCGCCGACCGCTAACCCGTTGTTCGTCGCCGCATTGACCGCCGATGCCGTGGAGTCACCAGTCGCCGACCCGATGGCGACGGCTAGGCTCTGTCCTGTGGCGCTTGCTGTTGATCCGCCCGCCGCTACTCCAAGCGTCGCCGCTGCACTTTGCCCGACCGCGCTAACGGTTGATGCACCTTGAGAGGCGCCGACTCCTTCGCCGATCCATTCGCCAATTCCTGCGACTGCGGAAGCCCCAGAGGATGCCCCCACGCCGATAGCCGTGCTGGACCCAACCGCTGATACTGTAGACGTGCCAACGGCGCTCCCCTGTGGAGCCGCCGCGGCTTGCGCCGATGACGCGCCTCCGGAACTGCCGACCGCAATCGCGAGACTCTGCCCGACGGCCGTGACGGTCGATCCGCCAGTCGACGCTCCTACAGCCTCCGCTGCAACCGCGCCGACCGCGGTGACTGAACCAGACCCTGAAGAGGCGCCGACGCTGACTGCTATCGCTGACCCGGTTGCTGTCGCTGTCGATGATCCGGCCGCCGCGCCCTGTGGAGCGGCTGCCGCTTGTGCGGTGGAATTCCCAGCCGATGACCCGACTGCGGACGCCGCGCTAAACCCAACACCCGCAACAGAAGAAGTGCCAGTCGAAGATCCGGCGGCGGAGGCCGAGCCCGCACCAACGGCTGCGACCGTCGTGGAGCCTGCCGAGACTCCGGCGCTGACAGCAGAGGCCGAACCCTCCGCTGTAGCCGAGGCTGATCCAGAAGAGGCGCCGATGCCGACCGCTACCGTTGATCCGACGGCGGTCGCTGTCGCCGATCCAACCGCTAGACCCTGTGGAGCGGCTTGGCCGAGTGCTACCGCCGATCCGTCCGACAATCCGCGCGCAACAACCGCACTCTGACCGACACCCGTGACGGTTGATCCGCCAGTCGATGTTCCCGCGCCCTCCGCTGCAGACGCACCGACCGCCGTGACCGACGCAGATCCTGACGAGGCACCGACACTGACCGCTATTGCAGATCCGACCGCGGTCGCTGTAGACGAACCAACTGCCGCGCCCTGCTCAGCGGCACTGCCGAGAACTGTCGCCGATCCACTCGATGAACCGACTGAAACAACCGTGCTCTGGCCGACTGCTGTTGCTGTTGATCCGCCGACCGCGCTCGCGAGAGATAAGGCGGTCGCAAGACCGATGGCCGCGGCCGTTGCTAACCCGGCAGCGACGCCAACGCCAATAGAGGAACCTAGGCTAGAAGAAAAGGTCGGATCGAAGATCCCCTTGCTATTGATCTCCGGATCAAATATCGCCTTCTTCTCGAATTCCTCGTCGAATAAACTGAACCGCGTTGCCATAATTTTATAATGTTACGATCGCCAGAATCTCGTCGATCGTTCCCGCCGCCTCAAGCGCCGCAGCCACGGTCGCCGGTTTGTCGCGCAACGTCTGCCGCTGCGCTTCAATCGCGTCGGCGTCTTGCTTCTTCCCCTGTCCCGTCGCACGCATCCATTGCACATCAAGGTCTGCCATCAATGGGGCGCGATCCTCGCGCAGATGCTGGAGCGCGATCTTCTTCACCGTGGGGAGGTGATGGGCCAACATGCCGCCAACATCCGCGAGCGCATCCCGGTAGGTGCGATCTTTAGGGATCTCGCCATATTGCACCACGCGCCAACTCGCCGCTTGTAATTGTTCTTTGGCGATTCGCGCCTCGATGCGCTCCGGCGTCGGTTGGAAGTCTTCGGACCTCCCATCACTTCCCCGGCGACGGATCGGCCACCCCATAATCACCAGCGGTGCTGCGTGTTCGTATACCGTTCCAGGCATCCGCCAGCCGGTCGCGGGGTTTGGATCTTTCAGCGTGACCGCAATGAAGACATGGTTCGCCAGACTTGCGGCATCTGGTTCAATCTGCGGAAGTTTAGGCGGCATCGAACCTCTCCTTTATGCGTGGTCGCCGTAAGCGGCGATGTGCCATGAAATAGGGTCACGGATGACGTTGGTGGTCGCGGTGCGGTCGCAACAGTTCACCTGGCACGAACCCGCAGCAGCTTGCCCGCCGAACCGCATATAGCCCTGCATGACGTTTGCGGCGGCCGTCAGCGTCGTGCTAATGACTTCGATGTTTACCTGCACCGTGTAGGCGGTCGTCGCCGAAAAAGCCACCGTAAAGTTCACCGTCAGTTGCCCGACGCCGGTATCAGTCAGTGTGCAGTTATACGTAGGTGGCGTAGACGCAACAGGAGTGGCCGTGCCAGTCGTGAACATGACAGCCTTCGCCACGCCAGGATGACCGTCCATGCGACCCGGCGTCACGGCTTTCAACAGATCGGTTGCCGCCTCTAGATCCGCCTGTGATGCGATCTGAATCCCGCCCACAACCGTATCGGAGGCGACAGGAAGCGATTGTCCGTAGACGCCGCCGTTCGAGTCGTAGTGGAACCAGATACCCTCGCGCATCACAAGTTCTTCACTTGCAATCAACAGGCATTTGAACAGTTCGTAGAGCGTCCCGTTCGCATTGAACTGGACGGTCACCGTCTCCGAAATCGTTGCGTGCGTGTTCCGAATCGAAATGAACTTCACATTGTCCACGCCGGACGCGGGCGCGTCCTTAATGTCTGTGGTCGCCGCCCCGGAAATTGACGTGTTCTGCTTCCCGCCCGTCATCGCATCGGCGAGATCGTTCACGTACGACACATGCACCTTGATCGTGCCGGATGCCGTATCCGTGGTAAGGGAGAGCTTATCGGTGGAAAGCGCAAAATTCAGCATGGTCTGCCCTCTAAAAAGACGCCGCGTCCATTCGGTGCGTCGGCGTCATGCGCCGGTAGATGTTATCTGGGGCCGCTGGAACGTACTCCACGATGGCCCACAATGCGGAGACATAGGTGTCTGGGTTGCCGTCTGACGTGTCTGCGGCGATCTGCATCTGCTCAAGCAACGCGGGCGTCCACGATCCGCCAGCTTGGGGATCGGTATAGGAGACGAGCTTTGCCTGCTGTGAGCCAGCCGTGTCGTCGTTCGTGAACCAGGAGGCCGAGGCCCAGGCCACGGTAGACCCAGCCAACTTGGACCCGCCAGATTGCGACATGATCCGCGGGAACCAGTTGCTTGCCGTCGCAGACGCTGCCGATATACGCCCATGCACTTCGACGAGCGTCACTGAATCTGTTGGACTCATGCCTTTGGGGTAGGGCGAATCCACGTCGACCAACACTTCATCGCCAGCCGCCTGAAGGTTCACGTAATCGGTCGCATCGTTGGGCGTCTCTTCGTCGAGTTGGCTCCACATCGCCCCGCTGTCCGCTCCAGCGCGAACTGGCGTGCCGGTGTCCGTATCGCCTTCACCGTTTGGACGCAAATAACAAACAGACCCTTCGCCGCACCATGTGTTCTGTTTAGTGCCTGTGGCGTCGTTGAAGCCAATGTCGTCAAAGTACAGTACCCCCGAGGTAGCGGACTCACCACCACTAGAGCTGCCAATATTCGGAGATGATTGAAGCGCTATAACCGTGCCGGAATATACTTGCACGCCATTGACACGCACCACCGCGGCTCCAGAAGTGCCATGCGCCGAAATTTCGATGCAGTTCTCCCACGACGCCGCGACGAGCGTGGCGATACCCGCCTGAACGAGCGTATTG